ATCTCTTAGTCTGTGTACCAGGTTCTACAAGTAAGAAGAAGTTGGTATCATACTTTAGCGCAAACAGGCAGAATCTAGAATATCCCCCACTTAGACCCGCTACCGCAAGTCCCGCGAATGGATGGAAGTAATGAAAGTTAGTCTTGACCATGTTTGAATTTGGATCAGCTAGATGACCAACTGCTCTGAATAGTACAGTACCCATTGGTAGTCTAATTTTCACAGTCTCGTAATTAGGATTGGGATTCGTCACTGACAAGTTACGAGGAACGTAATTGTTGCGATAACGATTCTGTTCCGTGCCTTTAACCATCTGTCTATATCTAGGTCCCAAGAGTCCTGAACCGGACGCGGATGATGCTGCGCGCAGAGCCGATTCTCGGATGTATTCTCGAGAACTAGCCATATTACCTGAAGAGAAAAAATATTGATAACAAGTATGTCTGATGACTCAGGTGAAGTTATAGTAAAAGCTGGTCTGAATGTACCCGCGAGTTGTCCACTACTTATTCAGTTTACTGATTTCGTATGGCAGCATCTAGACAAGACTGCCGGTGATCCTAACTATATGAACATTCATCCAGACGCGAAATATCTGGATGTGTCAATGGAGTTCAAGTGGAGTGACACACCAGTCAACGTTGTCCTCGTCATATTTACCAATAACGGCGTCGAGACCCCTTTCGAACTGAATCTCTTTCCATTTCATCCACCCGAGATTGATGCGAATCAGTTGACAACAAACTACCCAATTACACAAAACAGGAACATAAGCGCTATCAAGGTGCAAGGTTCTCCTGTGATGGATATGATTCTTTCCTATCAGAACTGGTTGTATGTGGCATATAAGATCAATGTGATTCTTCATCAGATTGGTGCACTTTACACTTCTGCTCAGAGACCTCGAGAGGTTCAGTTCCTGCAGAGATACTGGGATAGATATTGCAACGCCAATATTCGTTTTGCTGTTCGTTCTGGGTATGACATCCCGTGGCACAGAGATTCGGGTGAAGCCAGATTTGTTGCTGGTCCAGAATCTGTAATGTTCGGTAATCAGAGACACGCTGGATTCATCACTGGGGCTATATATGTAAATAGACCACAGGGTTTGCCAAATGATCAAGGTGGTATATCCTTCATGAAGGATGGGGGTGTGTTCAGTTTGTTTCCAAGAGGTGGAACCTGCGTCACATTCCTCGATCCTGAAATCTTCCACAAGGTTATTCCGGTAAGGGATGGTGGGGCTGCCGAAAAGAAGAGGGATTTTGTGAAGCGTTCAAGTATCTTTATGGAGTTTTATACAGATAGAGCTCACGTAGAACAGAATATGCCAATTCAACCAATATTCAACCGACCAAGTCTACCGTCAATGTTTAGAAACGCAAACGCAAGTTACAAGTTTCTCAAAGAGTATTTTGAAAAGAACTTTTCAAATGGTCTCAGAGCTCGTGGACTCAATACAAACAACGTACGTCAGTCGATTGCCACTGCTCCGAATGCTGTCATCAATGAAGCGTATGCATACATGCCTAATACTTACCCAGCATTTGCAAGTAATGTACACCCTGGAGCTCCTCTGAAACCTCTCCCAGATTTCTTCGTATTCAAGGTGAGAGGAAGCAATAACCTATCAAAGAGGCAGAAGTTGCTCAACTTGTACAATTTGTACATCAATACACTGTCGAATTTCAACCGTATACCTTCTAACAGCATCTACCAAGGGATGCGAGAACTGGGTACAACAAATGCACAAATAGCCGAGATGCGCAGACCTAGATATCGTCCCAGAGTTAATGAGAATGGTTCACAGGTAAACGGAAACGAGCGGAATCACCAAGGCTTTACATTCACAAGAAACTTTATGCGAGGAAATCTGAATACTGGTGGTGTGTAATAAACAGATAGACCTCTGGATAAGCATGAAGAATGCATGTGCGTATGACTCGGAGCAGACCATGGCTGGTCTGATTCATCACATATGTGTGATACCTTTCAGTGTTGCGCACCACCGGCGGACCCGAGCCAGGGTAATGACTCACGGGAGGCCACTAGTGGTGGAGATCAAGGAGGTGACTGCATTTTACTCGGACAACGAGTCTGTCTTGCGCAAGACGGAGCAGACCAAGTCGCAGGATGTCGAGTATGTTGTACTCCCTTGGCGTCGCGCCATTCCCAGAATCCTGAAGTTTGTCAAGGAGAATGGCGGGACGCTGTTTGCTCACGCATGGCATCGAGACTTGGAGTTTTTGCACCGGACTCAGGAGTGGATGGGTGGAAAATCGAATCGGATATTCCACAAGAGTCTATTGCAATGGCCAGAGACTGGGTGCTATGACAAGAATTGGGAGGGTATTTCTCGGGTGTGCTCTTTGCACTTTCTGATGAATCGCTGCCCCAAGTTTATGAAGAGTTATACCGAATGGTATTCGACTCTGGAGGAGGCCAAGTTCAAAGTGCACATGGATCTGCAGCATCTTGCTCAGTTTGTGTATCGTCAGAATGATTATCAAGAGTCTCACACGGCGATCCATGACTGCCGAGACTTGGTGGCGGTTCTTCTAGAGGCTTACAACTCGGACACATACAAACTCGACGGTCATTCGTACATGATTTCTGAAAAGTCGATGGAGCCTTTGCTTCTCTGTACCCAAGTAAAAAGAGACGCTGCTTTGAACTATCCCCGGCTGCAAAGTCAAACAGGTCCTCCTCCCCAACATTGACAAAACAGGTTGGAAAGTCATAGTTGTAGCGACACTTCATCATCGAGTTTAGAATCATCTGAATGTAGGTGCTAAAGTTGCTCACTTCATAATTCTCCTTCCATTCAATTCGAAGAATGTACACATCCTCTTGCGGTTTACCCAGGTATGGACCACAAGGTGATGACTCTGCAGAACCCCCATCGAGGTAATGCCACGTGCCATATTTGAAACTCGAAAAGAGAAATGGAACCGCCACCGACATGCACAGAGCATCAATCACCGGCATGTCTGGGTGACTTTCGACAGAAAAGTAATGCGTCTGAGTCAGCTCGACGCAGAATGCAGATATGTACACCACCTTTGGAAATCTCTTGTAGAGTTGAGCAAATGTAATACCCGATTCATCAGGAAAGACACTCACAATGAGACTCCTTATGGTTTCACGCGGTATCAGACCGTAGGACTGTATGAGGGATTTAATGACGGGTTTCAGTCTACGAATCTGCACCTTGAGAGAGAGTTCTAGAACCTGACCAAAATCAAAGTTGGTCATGGCAATCATAAAGCACAGGATTGCTCCAGCCGATGACCCTGACAGAGTCTCCAAGTCTGTCAGAGATCCTGAATCCCACAACTTATTGAGCGCGCCGAGCAGAGCAAAGTATCCCAGAGCACCTGGTCCTATAGCTAGGTGCTTCATCTATCAGTAGTACTGAGGGAATGTGGCACGCAAAAACGCAAACACAACACCGAAGATAAGGGTATGGGTTGCCTGGATGGACATCTTGGATCCACCTGGCGGCAGGCTCAGAAACGTCCCTGGACTGAGAACATAGAACAGAGCTGAAGATACAACAATGTCAGCGGGCTTGAATGTAAGCCGAAGTACAAATTTCAGCAACAGAAAGTACAAAATTCCAAAAGTGAGTGCTCCTGTGATAGAGTCAGTCCGGTAGAATGACTTTAGCGCAACGAACAAAATAGCCGGGTACAAAACCTTAGGTCCTGTCAGATCCGGAAGTGGCATTTATTAATGCGTAGAGTTTTTATAAGACCACTCGCAAAACGAGTTGAAAGTGGCACGATCGCAAATATATCGCTCCTCCTTGTATTGGCGGATGCTCATCCACATGTTCAAGAGATCCTCCGAGTGCCAATCCTGCCAAGTCTCCGGGTCGAGAGGCTCCATCAACCCGTCATCCTGGTTATCATCCTCGATGGCATCCTCACCATAAAAGATAGAATCCTGAGCGTACTCGTTGAATCCCATTTTGCCTTATTGTATATGTAACCTAAATCTTTAGGCCTTACCTGTGATACCAAGTGACTCACGCTTCACCTCTGGTGCAGCATCCACAATAGCCTGGAATGCACCCTCTGCGCGAGCCTCGTCACCACCGAAGAAGCTCAGAAGGCCCTTCTTGATCACCTCGCGTGTGATGGGCGCCTTGGTTACACGCTCCTTGTATGAAACCTTTTGCTTATTAACATTTACATTATCAATCTCCTCCTTCTTCATATAAGTTTTGATAAAGACGCGGAGCTCCTTCTCGCGCTTGTTCAAAACTCCGATATCCTTACGGGCTTCGTTCAGCTGCTTCTTGAGCTCGACCCACTCAGTCATGACATCGCGAAAATCATCCATTATTATATACTAGGTCAAAATCTTTATACACGTGCGCCAATCTCGAACCCTGGGCGCATCAGATCTGGTGGGATGGTGGATACGTTCCAGATTGAGACTGGGCTGCGTGGGTTGGGGGGCTCTGAGCGCTCCTGGAGGTTGGCGTTGCGCAGGTTGCCGCCGATCGTCTCTGGGAAGCCAATCTGCTGGCGTGGATCCAGGAAGTTCTGGTTGGACAGGATTGAGTCTGGGGAGAAGGTGCCAAAGTCCTCGTCGGTTGAAACCTCGCGAGGGACCATGTTGCTGTCAAGGCTGGAGCTGACATCTGAGCCTGGCTCCTGACCAAGGGAATAACCTGACTTGCTCTGGCCGAGCAAAAGATAGATGGCGATTGCGGCCAGAACAAACAATGCGAGAGTCTTGCTGTTGCCGTTCATTTAATACTAACGATGGATAAAAAAATTACTCAAAGTCTCCGGGAGCATAGTTTGCACCGGCCTGAGCCTCGTTGCTGCCGTGACCACCGAAGCTAATGTAGCTGTCCGAGTCGAAGTGAGCGCGTCTCACTGGTGCCTGGATGCTACCAGAGTATGACGAAGCCTTGCGGAAGAAGAAGATGTACAGAAGGACAGCTGCGACAATCATCCATGGGTTGATACGGAATGCCATTTATATCTAATCAAGATAATCATTTGGATCCTCCTCATCTTCATCATCCTGGAACATGTACTCGGCTGGCACCTTCTTCGAGACGGAGCCAGACTCCTTGACCTGGATGACGCGGAAGATGGGGCCAAAGGACTTTTTGAAAAAGTACACACCTGAGAGCTCAACAATCAGATCAACCTTTCCAGACACCTCCTCCATCGCCTTGGGCTGCTTGTCCGCACCAAACACCTTGGTGACAACCTCACCCTTGGCTGTCGCCAGCTTCACATCAAACTTTCCATCAGTCAGTGAGCTGTAGAAAGCCTTGTCAATTGCAGTTGGTGTCACCTCGCGACCGAACCAGTCCTGGGACGAAGCCTTGGCCTTTGCCAGAATCTCCTCCTCATACTTGCGGATAGCCTCCTGCTGAGCATCAGTCAGCTGGATGGACAGCTCTCTGCTCAGGCTCTGGATATCAATCTTGCTGAGCTGAAAGTAGACACTCTCGCCGGTGATCTTCAGGTAGTACCGGCCATCGGGCAGCTTTACTGGTGTTCCAAACTCCATTAACTAATTTCTAGTTTATTATTAATGTCGTGCAACGCATGCTCGTGCACGGAGAATGAAACAGAGCCGCTCAAAAAGTATTGCACCAAGTCCAACGGTGGGTTTAGGTTCAGGTGCAGTGACTCGTGCTGCATCAACTGCAATCGCCCAGACAGATTTCCAGTCAAACAGCTCAACCCTATCGGCTTGCCTATAGCAAACGAACCATTCGAGACTGATAGCGATTCCATGACTAGAACCGTCTCAGTATCTGAACCAGTCCCCATAATTGGCCGACCATTCGAGCAGCTCACCTATAAGAAACCAAGCGTGCTCTACCGGATCCTCCAGGGTGTCCGGGTGGCCCCCAATACATTCAGTATAGGAACCTTTGTTTTTCTGACGGTTGTCCTGGTATGCCTGTTGCTATTGAGTACCCTCGCAATTTTCACTTAAAGGAGATGAGCCCTTGTTATATAGAAGATGGCATCCACCAACAACACCGACATTGCAACTGCTCTGGCTTCCCTGCGCGATGAGATCAAGGCTCTTCGCAAGGATCTGCGCAAGGTGAAGCAGCACATTGAGGACCCCAGCGGCGAGAAGGCTAAGGCTCGCTCTCTGAATAACGGATTCCGCAAGCCCCAGAATGTGTCTCCCGAGCTCAAGGCTTTTCTGAGCATGGGCCCCGAGGACCGCATCTCTCGTGCCGATGTCACCAAGCGCATCAACGAGTATGTGACGGCTGCGGGCCTGAAGAAGGGTCAGCACATCCTTCTGGATGATCAGCTGCGCTCGCTGCTGAACCCTCCCGAGGATGTGCAGCTGACTTTCCTGAACATTCAGCGCTACATCAACCCTCACTACATCAAGGAGGTGCCAGTGGTGGCTGCTGAGGCGAGCACCGAGGTACCAACCAAGGTGGCTGAGCCAGTGAAGAAGCCCACCCTGAAGAAGGCTCTGCCAAAGGCTTGAAGGAAGCCAGCCTTCCAGTGAAAGTACCGGCTTAAAAATAAAATGCACGTGTAATATAACAAATGGAAAGTACGGACTCTGTGACACTCGTTGAGGCGCCTCAGATGGACCGTTCAAAAATCGAAAAACTCGTGGGTACAAAGGTTAAGAACCTTTCCTTGTACACGCGGGCATTTACGCACAAGTCTGCACTGAAAAAGTACAAGCTCGAGTCGGATAATGAGACGCTCGAGTTTATGGGGGATTCGGTTCTAGGGTTTGTCATCACTCGCTATCTGTTTGACAAGTTTGAGGAGCAAAAGGAGGGTTTCATGACTCGTGCTCGTACTCAGCTTGTGCGCAGTCAGACTCTGGCTGGCTTTGCCAAGATGCTCAACTTGGGCGACTTGATTATGATGGATGACAAGGGTATCAGGAATAACTGGAACAACAACACCAAGGTGCTCGAGGATTGCTTCGAGGCCCTAGTTGGTGCGATATATCTGGATCTGGGGATGGTTCACGCCAAGAGTTTCATCCTTGATGTGATCCAGACTTCTGGGTTTAAGTTTGAAGAGGATAACAACTATAAGGATCAGGTTATGCGCTACTGCCAGGCGCACAAGCTACAGTCCCCTGATTATGGTGTGGATGGTAACCACAACGGAACCTTCTGCATCACCCTCAGGGTGGATGGCCATGTCTGGGGCTGTGGCTATGCCCTGACCAAGAAACAGGCTGAGCAGAATGCAGCCCAAATTGCAATCAAGACTATGAAGCTCCAGATCCCGAAGCATGTATAATTTTCTGCGTCAATATCAAATGTTTTCTAGGAAGAAGACCCCACCAACTGAAAAGATTATCAGAAATATGGCCAAGTATGCATCTGGTAACACAGAGGCTCTTAACAAATACAAGCTCAACAATATGTTGCGCACACTTGTACTGGTAGACTCGCGTCTGATGAATAACTACTACCGCAATAACAACAACGGTACATGGAAGACTTCTCGGAACACACCTCTTACAACAAAAAACATCAAGGAGAATCTCGGTCTTTACGGATACTCTCGGTCAAACATTTATGAGATGCTCTCAAACTACAAAGAGGATCCCAAGAGATATGCTTCTATGCTTAAGTACCGTCTTGGTTAAAGACGTTGAGCTCTATTATTGTATGCACGAGCGAGTCAAGGAACTCATTGAACAAAATTATGCGGATCAAAAGTCGGATGCTTGGTTGGCTTTGCGTGGTACGATGCTCACAGCGAGTGATGTAGCAACCGCGCTGGGTGACAATCCATATGAAAAGCCGTCGAGTCTGATTGCGAAAAAGTGTGGAGCGGGTAAAAAGTTTGACGGGAATGATGCGACTCGTCACGGTGAAAAGTACGAGCCAGTTGCCAGGGACCTGTACTGCGATAAGACTGGTGAGGTGGCGCACGAGATTGGCCTTGTGCAGCATCGCGAGTACAAGTGGCTCGGTGGATCCCCTGACGGCATCACAGAGAATGGATTACTTATCGAGATTAAGTGTCCGATGTCACGCAAGATTGAGAACAAGGTGCCAAAGCATTATCTTCCCCAGCTCCAGATTCTGATGGAGATTCTGGACCTAGAGGCGTGCGACTTTATTCAGTACCGGCCAGACCCGTACGAGTATATGGTGACGCGAGTCGACCGAGATCGCGAGTGGTTCAAGGAGAAGCTACCAATCATGGAGAGGTTTTGGTCTGAGGTGTTGTATAAGCGGGAACACGGACTATGTGAGATCGTGTAGGGACGCAGCAACATGCTATGGGGCAAGCTATTGAGAAATAGCCGAGTGTGGCTCCGACACCGACAATGAAAGCCTCTAGGAACAAAATCATATACTTAGATAGTAGAGGCGCTCTTTTAATATGAAGTGCATCTTCTGTCATAAGAAACTCGCAATGATCAACTGCAGAGGATGTACTGGAACCTTCTGCAGTGGATGTATTCTGATGGAGGCCCATCAATGTACAGGTATTGAAAAGATGAAGATGGCTAGCAAGGAGAGGCTGGCTGCAAGCCTGCCGGTTGTATGTGCACCAAAGGTGCAAAAGATCTAGCGTCTGAACATGATGATGAGGGCAATGACTGCAATTGCAATCAGCACAGTCGGGAATGTATCATCAATAGAACCCACCAATGGAATATCGAGTCCCTTCGTTCCGTTTCTCACATACGTGACACCCTCGTCAAACTCGTATTTGCGAAATGGGTACATAAACGGCACATTGTCCGGCCACAGAGTCTGGGCCATCATGTTGGGGGGCATGAGCTCGAGCTGTGAGCGTGGCTGCTGATCCTTTGGCTCGTCAGCTGATGGGAACTGTGGTTCCTCAATCTCCTGCCAGTCAGAGAATCGGCTAAACATCCCACCATCCTTTGTCACGCCTGGAGCGAAGGATGGTCCTGGGATTGCAGCCTCTATGATACGATTCACTTGGTTATAGGCACCAATATCATTCATTACTTGATACGTACATTTTAGTTCTGACCTTGTCGAGGTGGCGAATCCACATCTCGTCCATGTCTACATTCAGCATATAAGCCAACTGGAATAGATAACTGAAGACATCACCCATCTCCATTAGGATATCCACCCCACGCTCCTTTTTCAGGTTTGTTTTCTTGTAACTCTTCTGATGCTGTCGAATTGCTGATGCGAGTTCACCCACCTCCTCGGTAAACAAAAGCCATACTGTAGGAATCGAAGCCTTGTCCCAACCCTTTGATCTGCAGATGTTATATGTGTCATATTTGAACTGATTCATCTTATATAAACAGAGGTGCTCAGCTCTAAGTGGGTGGAAGAGGATTACGTATACGTGTATCATCCTTCACAGCCTGATATTTCTTGGGCAGCTGAAGAGTGGTGGGTGGTGCTGGGACGTCAGCCATCGCAATGTATGGCTCTTCGATGGACCATCTGGCAATCAGGAACGCGAGTACAACAAGCAGCCAAGTGTACATTACATTTGACTTATATTATTCTTCAGAAACCAATCTTGCTGATTGGGAGCTTCTTACCGTATGTTGATGTGTTTCCGGGCCACTCTGGGGGTGGTGGCAGCTTGCCGATGTTCTTGTTGTAAATGAGAAACTGAGCGATGCGTGGCTTCATAATCTGGACAGCCTCCTTGACACAATCCGAGTTCATGTTGCCAATCTGACGCTGGATATCCGAGTAGGGATCCTGGAAGCTCTTCGCGTAGACAGTCTGCATGAGTACAAAGAGATCATTGGGGTTTTGTGGGCCGACGCGCTGACCAGTCTCGCTCATGATAGCCTGACTGATACCTCGCTCGATCTGAGCAATATTCTGCTTCGAGTAGAATCTCATCGAAAGTGGGGTAGATGCTGGAGCAGCCATATGTTGTTATAAAGGGTTAAAAAAATCAGGGGCTACTAACACAATGAAGGTTATCAAACGTTCCGGAGATGAACAAGAAATGCTATTCGACAAGGTTACCCAACGCATCCGTGGACTTTGTGACGGACTCAATGTACAGGCAGATAAGGTGGCTCAAAAAGTATTCACATCAATGTATGACGGGATCCACACCTCGGAACTCGATGACATTTCAGCTGATGTAGCCATTCACATGCTCACAGATGACCCAGATTACGAGACGTTGGCGACCCGTATCATTGTCAGCAACATGCACAAGAATTGCGCCAAGACGTTTAGCGATTCAATGCTCGGCCTTCACATGAAAGAGATTGTCTCTGATGAGACGATGAAGCATCTGACTCTGGATCTGGATGCAGTGATTGATCATCAGCGCGATTACAAGTTTGGTTACTTTGGCATCAAGACTCTTCAGAAGATGTACCTGAACATGTACGAGACGCCACAGTTTATGTTTATGCGGGTGGCTCTGGGTATCCACGGCTCGGACAAGGCTCGAGTCATCGAGACGTACAACCTCATGTCTCAGCACTACTTTACCCACGCAACCCCAACCCTCTTCAACGCTGGATCGAAGCGACCTCAGATGTCGAGCTGCTTCCTCCTCGCTATGAAGGATGACTCTATCGAGGGTATCTATGACACGATGAAGGATTGTGCTCAGATTTCCAAGTGGTCAGGTGGCATCGGGATGCACATCCACAACGTACGCGCCAAGGGGTCACGGATCCGTGGCACAAACGGCACCTCCGATGGTATCATCCCTATGCTCCGCGTCTTCAACAATACAGCCCGGTACGTCAACCAGGGTGGACGGCGCAAGGGGTCTATCGCAGTCTACCTCGAGCCGTGGCACGCAGATGTCATGGAGTTTTTGGAGCTTCGACTCAACCAGGGTGACGAAGAGTCTCGGTGTCGCGACTTGTTCACTGCTCTCTGGATCCCTGACCTCTTCATGCAAAAGGTGGAGGCGGATGAGCTGTGGCACCTTATGTGCCCTGATGACTCCCCAGGCCTCTCGGATGTGTACGGTGAGGAGTTTAACGAGCTGTACCGGACGTATGTGGCTCAGGGACACTATAAGCAGGTGGTCAAGGCTCGCGACGTCTGGAACGCCATGATCAAGAGTCAGGTGGAGACTGGTACACCTTATATGCTGTACAAGGATGCCTGCAACGCCAAGTCGAACCAGAAGAATATCGGTATGATCAAGTCGAGCAACCTGTGCACGGAGATTGTCGAGGTCAGTAGTCCGGACGAGACTGCCGTGTGTAATCTGGCCAGTATTTGCCTGCCGACTTTCGTCAAGCCGATGCGAATGCTCGACTCATATAATGGACACAGAATGGAGTTTGATTATGAGGTGTTGGCTAAAGTGGCACGAGTAGTGACTCGTAATCTGAATCGAGTCATTGACAAGAATTACTACCCAACCGAGGCTGCACGCAAGTCAAATATGCGCCACCGACCGATCGCTATTGGTGTGCAGGGTCTGGCGGATGTTTTCATGATGCTGGGTTTGCCGTTCGACTCACCCGAGGCCCGCGGAATGAACCAGCTTATCTTCGAAACCATCTATTTGGCGGCGCTCCAAGAGTCGTGCGAACTCGCCATGGAGGAGGGAACTTACGAGACGTTCCGAGATTCGCCAGCCGACAAGGGACTGCTCCAGTTTGACATGTGGGGCACCAAGCCAACTCTCTCTTTTGACAAGGTGAAAGAGGATATCCACCTATGGGGCCTGCGCAACTCGCTGCTCGTGGCACCTATGCCAACTGCTTCGACTGCTCAGATTATGGGCAATAACGAGGCGTTCGAGCCTTACACAACCAATCTGTATCTGCGCCGAACCCTCGCAGGTGAGTTTGTGATGGTGAACAAGCACCTGGTAAAGGATCTCCAGAAGATTGACAAATGGAACAAAGAGACGAAGGATCAGATTATCCGAGATGGCGGGAGTGTCCAGGCTTTGGACATTCCAGACAAGTTGAAGGATATTTACAAGACTGTGTGGGAGATTTCACCTCGCTCGATCATTGACATGGCTGCCGAGCGTGGCCCATACATTGATCAGTCTCAGTCGATGAATCTGTTTGTCGAGAACCCAACCACCGCAAAGCTCTCGAGTATGCATATGCACTCGTGGAAGAAGGGCCTCAAGACGGGTATGTACTATCTGCGCACACGCGCCAAGGCTAAGCCTGTGCAGGTGACGCTCGATCCAGAGGTGTGCCGACGCGACAACCCTGAGGGGTGCATTATGTGCTCTGGCTAGCGAAACACTTTCATGAATCCACGCACATTTACAGCGAAAATCACAGCCACTATAAGCAGAATCAGCCAAAGATTGCTCGTTTTACGTGTACGATTTGGCTGGTTTGGCAGCCGAATATAACCAGAAGTTTGCTCACCTGCGAGTGCCTGCAGTTCAGCAATCTTCTCCTTCATAAGTTCCTCAACTGTTGGGATGTCAGTCTCAGCCATTACTTCTTGTCAACATTTTTGTCAAACTTGAAACACTCCCAGAGTTTCGATGCTCGCTTCGACAACTCTGAG